ACCTGGGCGGGGCTGAGCTGCCTACACGCCTGCTGCCTGCGGCCACAGACATCAAGACCATAGACATGGCAGCGGTGCGGGCCGCAAAGGCGCCCCGCCTTCTGAGCCAGTTCGAGGCGGCGCAGACCCTTGCCGCGCAGGCCGGCATGGCCATGAGTGCCGATTTGGTTGCCACCCTGCGCGCGCAGTACCCCAACGGCGTGCCCGAGGATCAGCTGGACGCCCTGCATGCCCGCCTCAGCGTGCGCGGCAGCCTGCGCGTAGTGGCCGGAGGTGCGGCATAATGCGCTCGCTGTGCAAAAAAAGCGCAGTCGGGATTGGCGTCTCGAAGTTCGCAGCGGCCCAAAGCCGCAACCTCCGCAGGTCCTGCGGCTTTTTTGTTCGTGCCCCAGTTTTGGCGGCTCGAACGGGGAGCCGCAAGGCTCGCCGGAAAGACAGCCTCCGCTGCGGACCCGGTACGCCAACCCGTTCGAGCTGCCACCCTCAATTGGCGTTGAGTGTGGCGGTTGTTGCAAACCGTCCGAACTGGAGGCCATTCATGGCACACATCCCCACGACCCCGGCTATTGCCGCTGCACGCGTCATTGACTCAATCGACGACCTGTCCTGCCACTTTCTCCCCTTCGAGGCCATAGAGCAATTGCTCTCGCCGCAAAAGGCAGGCACTACCGAAGACCTTGCCCATGTGGACCGCGCGTCGCTGGGCTTTTTGTTCACCGTACTCAACGTGGCCATGCGCGAGCAAATCACCGCTGCCCGTGCAGCGGCCGAGGCTGCACACGCCCTGGCTGGAGACCAAGCATGACCGAACCAACCACCAAAGATTTGCCCGCACGGGGCAGTTTTCCCAAAGGCACGCGCGGCGAGACCGTGGCACAGCGGCGCGAACGGTATGAGCTGTGGGTGCTGGGCACCTACGGCGGCAAACCAGACTACGAGGTGCAGTCGGTGCGGTTTTACCGCTCTAGGGGAGCCGGCTCGCTGGCTTTGTGCACTGCCTCTCGCTGCTGGCAGTGTGTGGCGGGCGACGACGATGCCAACGGGCAGCAGCGGGTTGCCGATTGCACCAACCGCGACTGCGGTTTGTGGCGGGTGCGTCCCTACCAGGTAAAGCCCGAGCAGCGCGCCAGCCGTCCGCCAGCCGTGCGCGCCTATTGCAGCGACTGTGTGGGCCGGGTGCCCGGCGGAACATGGAAAGAGGTGGAGGCCTGCCACGCCGTGGCCTGCGCCATTTGGCCGGTTCGGCCAGGTAATTGGGCAGAAAACGCCCCGGCGCAGGAATCCGAACTGGAGCATTCGCCATGAAAGGCGTTTCACGTTTTTCACCGGGCTCTGGGCGGGGCTCGCGCGACGAAAAGGTTGCGGGTGAAGGGGTAGGCAAGGGTTTTGGCAAAAAACTGCAAAAGACCCCTGCCAGGGCGGTTTCTGGCATTCCGCCTGATCTGGCCACGTTTATCGCCACCGTGTCAGCCCGACAGGCCTGCGCGGTGTTGGTGTGCAGCGGAACCGACTTGAAACGTCTGCGCCTGGGCGATGCACAGGCGCTGCGACCCCAGATGCTGGACCGCTGGGCGGCATACCAGCCCGTGCCCCAAGGCGCATCCCAGGCCATTTTTGCGTCCATGGCCCAAGTTCTGGACGCTCCAAAGAAGTTGGCCCCAGCAAGTTTGCCGCTTGCTGAGGCCGTCCCCGTTGAACCCACTGATGAAGATGAGCAAAAGGAGAATCTCATGTTACTGCAAAACGCCACCTTGAGTCCGCAGGCCCGGCAGCACTTTGGCCTGCCGCGCAACCCCTTCGTCGACGACGTGCAGTCGTCCGAAGACGTGTACCAGACGCCTTCGGTGCGCTACGTGCGTGCCGCGCTGATGGACTGCGCCATGCACCACGGCTTTATGGCGGTGGTGGGCGAGTCGGGGTCGGGCAAGTCCACCCTGGCCGAAGACCTTGAAGAGCGCATCCGTGCTGACAAGCGCGACGTGCTGGTCATGCGCCCCTACGTGCTGGCCATGGAGCTCAACGACGTCAAGGGCAAAACGCTCAAGGCCAGCCACATTGCCGAAACCGTGGCCACCGCGCTGGACCCGCACCTGCAGATGCGCTCGTCGCCCCAGGCACGCTTTGCCCAGCTGCACGACTTGCTCAAGACCAGCCGCCGCGCCGGCATGCGCCACCTGCTGCTGATCGAAGAGGCGCACTGCCTGCCCACCGCCACGCTCAAGCATCTCAAGCGCTTTCTGGAGCTGAAAGACGGCATGCAGCGCCTGGTTGGTGTGGCGCTGGTTGGCCAGCCCGAGCTGCGCGACCGCCTTTGCAGCCAGAACGTCGAGGTGCGCGAGGTCATGCAGCGCTGCGAGATGGTGGAGCTGGAGCCGCTGGACGGCGAGCTTGAAGGCTATCTGCGGCACAAGTTTGGCCGCTTCGACCTCAAGTTCGAGGACGTGTTTGCCGCCGATGCCATGGACGCCATCCGCACCCGGCTGATCTACCTGCCGCGCGGTGCCCGGCCTACCGAGGCGCGCTCGGTGTGCTACCCGCTGGTGGTCAACAACCTGGTGTGCCGCGCCATGAACGCCGCCGCCGCGGTGGCCTGGCCCAAGGTGGACGCCCAAGTGATCGCGGGGTGCTGAGCATGCAGCGCTATCACATCACCATCACCATGGCTGACGGCAGCCAGGTCCGCCACGACGGGCTGTACGCCCATGGCGTGGACGCCATTCTGTTTGCGCTGGACGCCTACGGGGCGGTGCGGCGCGTCAGCGCGGTGAGGCAGGCATGACCCGGCCCGCCCGCCATTGCCTGCAGCTGGGTTTATGCCAAAGCCGCCAGCCCCGCTGTGCCGACTGCCCGTCGCAGCAGGCAATGGCGCAACACAGGTACCCGTTTGCCCCCGGCATCGTGGAACACACCATGCAACTGCGCCCTATGTGGTGGGTGTGGCGCATTCTGGCCTGGATGCTGGTGGCCGGCATCGCGTCCGCCACCGTCGGTTTGCTGGCCGGCTGGTATGTGGGAGTAAGCATTGTCTGACCTGCACTGCCCCGTCTGTGGCACCGAGCTGGATCTGGCCCAGGTGCTGGCGCATTGCCACGCCCAGCAGGCAATGGATCAACTGGTGGGTTTGAGCGTGCCGGTGGCCGACCGCGTGCTGTCGTACTGCCAGCTGTTTGCGCCGCAGCGCACCAGGCTGACGTTGGCGCGCAAGGTCAAGCTCATTACCGGTCTGCTGCCCGACCTGCAGCGCCAGCGCATACAGCACCGCGGCCAGGACTGCGCCGCCCCGCACCGCCACTGGTTGCTGGCCATAGACCAGATGCTGGCCGCACGCCACGCCGGCACGCTGGCCACGCCGCTCAAAAGCCACGGCTACCTGTACGCCATCCTGGCCAATCTGGCTGAAAAACCTGCGCGTGGTGCCGACGCCACCACCACCACACCGTCGCCGCACCCGGCTGACTGGCGCGACCCCACGCTGGTGGCCATCGAGCAGGCCAGCCGCAACGCCGTACCACCCCCCGATTGGGTGCGCAACCGCCACCAACGCCCCAAATGACTGCCACAACCCCAAGCAACCCACGGAGATCATCATGACCAAACTCACCGACATCGAACCCAGCACCAAGGCCTTTGCCGACGCGCGCGCCCGGGTGGCCGAGATCGTGGCCGAACTCAACGCTGGCATTGATGCGCTCAAGCGCGACCACATGCCCGACCTCAAGTGCGCCATTGCCCGCGCTGCTGAGCGGCACGACCAGCTCAAGCAGATCATCGAGGCCAACCCGGCCCTGTTCCAGCGCCCACGCACCGTGGTCTACCACGGCGTCAAGGTGGGGTACCAAAAAGGTAAGGGCGGCATTGCGTTTGACGATGCCGCGCAGGTGGTGCGCCTGGTCAAGAAGCACTTCCCCGAGCAGGCTGACGTGCTGATCGTCACCACCGAACGCCCCAACAAGGACGCCATCAGCCAGCTCAGCGCGGCCGACCTCAAGCGCATAGCCTGCAGCGTGGTGGACGCGGGAGACATGGTGGTCATCAAGCCCGCCGACAGCGAGGTGGACAAGCTGGTGGACACGCTGCTCAAGGGTGCCACCGACGCGGACGCCACTGCAGGCGTGGCGGGATGATGCCCAGCGCCACCCCCGACCAGGCTGCACTGCGTGCCCGCCAGTTGGGCGCGATCCATGCCACGCAAAAAGGCCTGGGCCTTAGCGCCGACGACGCGCGCGCGCTCAAATTGTCGGTGGTGGGGGTGGCCAGCTCGGCCGACATGACGGCGCAGCAACGCCAAGCCTACCTGGCGCACCTGTACCGCCTGCAGGGCGTGGCCCCGGCGCGGCCGCCACGGCAGCGCTCGGTCGATGACCGGGGTGATGAACGCTGGCGCAAGGCGCGGGCGCTGTGGCATGCCCTGGCCAAGGCCGGCCACGTGCGCGTCGACACCGACGCCGCCCTAATGGCCTACGTGGGCCGCCAGACCGGCATGGACCACTGGCGCTTTCTCAACGGCTACCAGATCAACCTGGTGGTCGAGTCCCTCAAGCGCTGGGCGGCCAGGCCCGCACCGCAGGAGACCCAGGCATGAGCGCCTTGCGTGAACCCACCGCCGCCGAAGCCGCTGTGCTGACGCGCGTGCTGCCCGCCGAAATGACCGAAGACATGGCCGAGGTTGCGCACGAGCTGTACGCTGCGCTGATGGAGCAGGACGCCCGCTGTGGCCAGCCCGTGGTGGGCGACTGGGAGCAGCAGCTGCTGGCCTGGGCGCACCTGGTGTGGTTGCAGATGCAGCGCCTAAGCCACAACGTGGGCGGAAGCAGCATCTACGTCAGCAAGGGGCTGGCCATGTTCCTGTCCGAGCGCGACCGGCGCATGTGCGAGCAGTTCCGCGGCGACTACAAGGTGCTGGCGCGCCAATATGGCCTGACCGAGGTGCGGGTGCGCCAGATCGTGAGCTCGTGGCAACGCCTGCGCTACCTGGAGCGGCAGCAGGGGTTGCCGGGCGTCGAGCCTTCCCAAAGCTCGCTCAAAAAATAGAAAAACGTTTTCTTTAGCGGCTGCCAGCGCATCGCGCGACCATGCCGCCCATGCCAGACGCAGCCACTGCCCTCCAGATCTTCAAGTCCGGTCGCCATACCGACATGCATGGTCGGACGTTCGAGTTTTCTGACTCAGACCTGCGCGCCACCGCTGCCGCCTACGACCCCTCCAAGCACGAGGCTCCCCTGGTGGTGGGCCACCCCAAGCTGGATGACCCGGCACATGGCTGGGTGCAGGCGCTGACGTTTGCCCAGGGCGCGCTGCTGGCCGAACCCATACAGGTCAACCCCGAGTTCGCGCAGTGCGTGCGCGACGGCGCGTTCAAGAAGATGTCGGCGTCGTTCTACGGCCCCGACAGCCCGGCCAACCCGGTGCCCGGCGTGTATTACCTGCGCCATGTGGGCTTTTTGGGTGCTACGGCACCCGCCGTCAAAGGGTTGCGCAGCGCCAGTTTTGCGGGTGACGAACAAGGCGTGGTGTCGTTCTCGGAATACGACGACGTGACCAACGCCGCCCTGTGGCGCAGTCTGCGCGACTGGTTCATCGGCAAGTTTGGCCAGCAAGAGGCCGACACCGTGCTGCCAGGCTACCAGGTTCAGGCCCTTGAGCAGGGGGCCGTGGACGAGGTACGCGAGGCGCAGGCCGAGGGCACGCCAGCGGTCGCACCGGCGTTTGCCCAATCCACTCACTCCAAGGAGAAGCACGTGACCGAACAGCAAGCGGCTGCCGTGGCCGCAGAAAACGCCAACCTGAAGCAGCAGCTGCAGCAGGCACAGGACCAGATCGCCCAAGCGCACCGCGCTGCCGTGCATGCGGCCAATGTGAGCTTTTGCGAGTCGGTGGGCAGCAACCGCCTGCTGCCCGCGCATCGCGAGCTGGCGGTGTCGGTGCTGGACCACCTGGCGCTGGCGAATGAGCCCATTCAGTTTGGTGAGGGCGATGCCAGGCAGGACATGCTCGCCGCCTTCAAGGACTTTTTGCAGAAGCTGCCGCAGCAAGTGCTGCTGGATGAGACGGCGTCCACCTCGCGCGCCAGCGGCGCTGCAGGCCAAGGTGGGCCTGCATTCGCGGCTCCCGCAGGCTTTGCCATCTCGCCCGAAAGGCAGGCGCTGCACAGCAAGGCGCTGGCCTACCAGCAGGAACACAAGGTTGACTTCATCGATGCCGTGCGCGCGGTGCAGTCAGGCGTCTAACACGACGCATCGTTTTCACACCAGGAGTTGATAGCCATGAGCAACCAGTTTGTCAGTTTGTTGGCCCTGTCGGCCACCCTTGCGGGCACGGTGGCGGCCAACCGCTTCGTCACGCCGGGCTATGTCCAGGCTGGCGCCGATGCCAACACCCTTGGCGTTGCGCGCTCGGGCGGCGTGGCCGCCGACAAGGTTACGGTGGACGTGCTGGGCACGGCCGTCGTCGAAGCCGGTGCAGCCGTGGCTGCCGGCGCCACGCTCAAGTCCGATGCCTCGGGCCGAGCCATTACCTGGGTGACCTCGGGCGCGCGCGTGGGCCTGGCGCTGGAGGCGGCCACCGCCGCTGGTCAGTTCATTGAGGTGCTGCTGCTGCCCAACGCGGCCTGACAGCGCGCCTTCACCTCGCATCTTCTAGGAGTTCGCCACCATGCCTCAGTTGACCCCCTCGCAAGCCCGGGTGATCGATCCGATCCTCTCGTCCGTAGCCCAGGGCTACCGCAACGCCGACCTGATCGGGTCGATCCTGTTCCCCTACGTGCCGGTCGGGCAGCGTGGCGGGAAGATCATTACCTTCGGCAAAGAAGACTTCATGCTCTACAACACCGGCCGCACGCCGGGCGCCAACACGCGCCGGGTGCAGTACGGTTACCAGGGCGCGAGCTTTGCGCTGGACAGCCATTCGCTCGAAGGTCTGGTGCCGGTAGAGCTGCTGCAGGAAGCGCAGGCGGTGCCGGGCATCGACATGGGCAGCGCCGCGGTGCGGCGCACGCAGAACATCATTGCACTGCGGCTGGAAAACGCCCAGGCCACGCTGGCCACCACAGCGGGCAACTACGGTGCCAGCAACAAGGTGACGCTGGCAGGCACCAGCCAGTGGAGCGACCTGACAACTGGCGTATCCGACCCCATCAAGGACGTCGAAACTGCCAAGGAAGCGGTACGCAAGGCGGTGGGCCGGCGCCCCAACACCGTGGTCATGGGTGCGGCCGTCATGGCCATGCTCAAGCAGCACCCCAAGGTGGTGGACCGCATGAAATACACCGGCCGCGACGTGGCCACGCCGGACTTGCTGGCCTCGCTGTTTGGCGTCAAGCAGGTGCTGGTGGGCGACGCCGTGGTGTCGGACGCTACGGGCACCTTCAGCGACGTGTGGGGCAAGAACGTGGTGGTGGCCTACACCGAGCTCGGGGCCCTGCAGGACGCAGGCCTGCCGACCTTTGGCTACACCTACCGTCTCAACGGCTACCCCATCGTCGAGGAACCTTACCTGGACCGCAACAGCAAGAGCTGGGTGTACCCGGTAACCGACGAGGTGCAGCCGGTGATTGCCGGCGCCAGCGCAGGCTACCTGATCAGCGCCGCGGTGGCCTGATAGGCCCCACGGCAAGCACACACAGGAGCTGACCCATGGCCACCTCGAAAAAGACCAGTCCGACCACCAACCCCAACGCCACCACGACCGTGGTGGTGGTGGAGCCGCTGCGGTGCGATGGTGTCGATTACGCGCCGGGCGACGTTGTGGACCTGGACGTATTCATGGCGCAGCAGTTGCTGGACGAGGCCTGCGTGCGCATGCCCGACCCGGCACCGGCCGCCCCCTGATTTGCGTTGCACAACCGTTGACGCGCCGTGGGCTACGCCACCCAGCAGGATCTG